CCTCACGGCCACCCCACGCTCTACGGAGCACTCCCTGAAAGGAGTTGTTCAACGTGATCAAACGCAGGTACGTTCCTAGTCCTCCATTTCTCCTCGGCACATATACCGCGGGAAATGGACATCAGGACTACTATCTTCCTCAATACTTCGAGGAAGGGGTCTGTACCACGCACGGCAATTATCGCTGGCAGAAACCTGTCGGAATATGCGGAGGTACGTTCCTTATGGCGCGTACTGAGCATAATTACGGCATGACGGGCCTATCCATGACGGATGGCCCGACATTTTCTTACCACGGGATGATTACCGCAAGTACTCCAGGAATCGGACTGCCGGATATTATTCCGACAGGCCTGGATTACATGGTTGATCTCTTTGACAAGATGAAGCCTACCAAGCCGATTTTCGACTTTGCTAACGCAGCTGCAGAGCTGCGCGATGTTCCTGGCAGCATTCCCGGTTTTAAGAATGCTACTAAGGAGTTGCAAAATCGGTTTACACCGGATATTATGGGTTCAAGTAATGGTTACTTGGCCCTACAATTCGGTTGGCTTCCCCTTTTCAACGACGTTAGGAATTTTATCGAGTCAACTCGTAAAATTACGAAGCGCGTTGATTGGCTTGTCAAGAACAACGGGAAAAAAGTCCGGCGTCATAAGGAAATCCTTAATGATACCACTAGCACTTCTTCTGCCATTGCGGGCTATAACCTTTTCCATCCGGTATTACCGGTTGGATGGTACGGCTCGCAACCGACTGGAGTGCAGACCGTCGAGGTATCAGATCGGGTATGGGGCGTTGCCTCATTCCGGTACTGGTTACCTGATCCTCCAAAGGGCGTAGACTTTCGCGATTATATTGCCGCGAGAGCCTACGGGATGAATATTCGTCCTAGCGTTATTTATAACGCAATCCCTTGGACATGGATGGTGGACTACTTTTCCAATTTGGGCACTATCGTGTCTAATTTGGATCCTGGCGTTGCTGACACTCTTGCTGCTGACTATTTTTATGTCATGCGTGAGACGGTTAAGCGTGTTTCTCGCACCGTTACTTGTAACATGTGGGGAACCTCCGCTTATGACAACAACGTTTCATCTACCTCTACCTCCACACTCTCGACCAAGTCGAGACTGCTCGGTAGTCCTTTCGGAAACGGACTTGGGATCAATTCTGATCTCAGTCCACGGCAGTTATCCATACTAGGGGCACTTGGTGCCTCTCGCTGGGGATAGCTGTCCTTCTGTAACCAACGTCGTGAGACGTCGATTTAAAAGGGAGCTTCTAATGCTCGCCGATCCACAAAGTGTTACCATCAATGCCGTTGCGATTTCGCTGCCTAAGACCCAGTCGGGTCCTACGCAGAGTACTTTCACTTCGGCCGATGGGCTTACCTCGCTTACCACGAAGCAGAATACTACCGCTTCGAGGTTCCGTCGAGAAGTTCGAGTCTCGCAGAAAAAGATTTCTGCGGACCCGATCTCGGCCGTTACGGCCGAACGTGGAGTTTCGGTTTATCTCGTCATCGACGAGCCCCGGAACAACATTTTCTCGGATACGGAGATCGGCTACCTGATCGCAGGCTTGAAGTCGTTGGTGGATTCCACCTTCTACAACAAGATCCTGGGCGGCGAGTTCTAACTCGTCTTCAGGCGCATTCCAGCGTCTCAGGGAACGCATTAGACGGTCCTGTTTCCCCCTTGAAAGGAGGTTACAGTGAAAAGACCGACCATGCTCATCGAGGCGATGCTGGCACAAGCCAGCATTGACCTAGATCTGTCCGTAGAGCGCGACATCGCATCACTGCGACGTCGTTGTGAGCACGAAGGGTTATCGTTCTTAACGATAACTCTCCCCTGTCTCTCTGATGCTCTCGAAAGAGGGCTAGAGGCAGGGCGGTTCTCGTGTCCTACATCTTTCAGTAGGCACGGAAGTCTCCCCCGATTTCTCGGAGGTTTCTTCAACCGTGTGTTCACGCGTACGGGTGAGGTCCTAGACGAAGTGGATGCCGACTGTATTTTATACATTCGACAAATCTGCCGCTTCTTTAAGAAGCTTAAGATCGGTTGCACCGGTTCGAAAGAACTGGCTGCGATTCGCCATTACGTCGAGGTAGAGGAGGAGCTTGGCCGTGTTACACCGTCTATTAGACGGGAGGATAAATGCCTTGACGAAATTTCAAAGATCTTATGGTATCAGGTTTTTCCTGATATCGATCCTCTTGATATCGTCTGTAGTCACGGTCCTGGGGCCGTTGCTGACCGCACTTCTTACAATAAGAGGCATCGGCTCAGTAACTGGTACTCCAGAGCAGAGCTTGTGTTCCCTTCAGACTTGCACGTATATCCAAACTATGGATATGCAGAACAGTCTAACGGGACACACGAGTGTGAAGACGGAGTGGACTACTTTCGGCTCCCCGATGAACCGGGAGTCAGAGTAGTCTTTGTTCCGAAAACACAAACGTCTCCCCGAGTCATTGCGATTGAACCAGCCCCAATGCAGTTCATCCAGCAAGGTTTGCTGGACTACATTGTACCAAGGCTAGAGTCACATCGCCTGACTAAACTATCTGTTCGGTTTTCTGATCAGACTGTTAATCAGCGACTCGCTCACCGTGCAAGCATCGACCAGAGTCTTGCGACTTTGGACCTTAAAGATGCGTCAGACCGTGTTCATTTTGAACTGGTCCAGCGTATCTTCAAAGGGTCTGGCATTCTCGAATATCTCGAGGCTGCAAGATCGTTGCATGCAACGTTACCTGGTGGTAGAAACGTTATACTGAATAAGTTCGCTTCAATGGGATCAGCAATTTGCTTTCCTGTTGAGGCGATGGTGTTTTACACCTTAATTCAGTCAGCGTTTCATCGCTACTATGGTAAACGTCCGTCAAGCTCATCTATTCGCCGATTCTCACGGCAAATAGACATCTACGGGGACGACATTATTGTCCCCGTGGAGTTGGCGGATATCGTCGTGGATACTCTTGAGTCCTATGGACTTAAAGTGAACGTCAACAAGAGCTTCAGGAATTCACTATTCCGTGAGTCTTGTGGTGGAGATTACTATGCAGGTAAAGCGGTAACACCCGTTTATGCCCGTCTAGTACCACCTGACAATCCACGACACTGGACACCATCACACGTAATGTCTTGGGTCAGTGCTGCAAACCAGTTCTACGAACGTGGAATGTGGCATTTAACTCAAGTTATACGTGAGATGGTAGAGAAGGCAGTGCGTAGAAGAATACCCCGATCCACTAGTTATAGTGGGGAAGGAATGTTCTTCTCTTCGTTCTGTTTCACCACAGCGCTAAGGTATGATCCTGCGCTGCAGGGTTACAGACAGAAGCGCATTGTATACCAACCTACTTTAAAGAAGGATGATATCAATGGAGACGCAATTGCCTGCATCAACCGATGGGGATACTCTTTACCTGGGCATGTTCGTGCCGGTAGATCCTTGGGTTTACGGAGTCAACGATATGGCTCTGTGCTCAAGGCCCGAACGGCACTATTTGCGTTGGGTAAAGGTGAATGTATCCACTCGGACGATTCGCCACAACGATCTACTCGACCTATACACGCGCTATCATACTGCGATGCTAAGTTCCGGACTACGTCCGGCGACTTACGCGCAGTACGACTGGTGCGTGCACGATTGGGTAGAGACTCGTTGGGGTCTCACCAGCAGTTTAGTCCGCCCTACGATTCTGAAAGATTAGAATCGTATGACAGGCTTGGCAGTCTCCGTAGATGGGTCCAAGATTTGGAATCTTGGGACTACTACTCTGATTTGCCTGGCTCAGGACTAGACTTTGGGTCTAGTACGAAGCGCGGCGCCTTCAGATCGAAGCGTCGATGGGTTACGCTAATCACGTAACGGGTTAACGCCCCG